GTACTACCTGACAAACATATCGTCAAGATGCCTCTAGAGACCTGTCAAATGCTCTCTATAGTAGCATCAGACAAGTGGGGACACGGATACGGCACTCTTCCTAAGGCAGATGGTACTCCCTATACCACTCAGAAGGGTGCCTTTCGCAATCATCCCTGTACTAAGTGGGCAAGTGAGTCAGAAGAAAATGCACGATGGTTGCTAGTTCATGGATTTGCATTGTGCCAAGAATATGCTGCAAGATATGAAAAAACTCATACTTGCTTTCAAACACTTCTTGCTGCAAATGAAATATTTCCAAATGTGAACTATAGTAACCACACACCATTCGTCAGAGCTATGCCTGATGAATATAAACTTGATACAAGCATTGATACATTCACTGCATACAAAATGTATATTGCTTCTAAACCTTGGGTATGCGATAATTATATTCGCTTACCACATCGTAAACCTTCTTGGATAAACTAAATTATGGAACTATCTGAAAATAAACCTTTCTTGTGGGTAGAACAATGGGCACCAGAATCTGTAGAAGAATTAATTTTAACTAAAAGTGTTAAAGAATTTTTCTTAAATGTTGCAAAGGAAGGTCAACTAAATCAAAATCTAATTCTTCAAGGGTCTCAAGGTTGCGGTAAAACACAAACAATCAAAACTCTCTGTAAAATTACAAAACAGGATGTTTTATTTTTAAATGGATCTTCTGAGGGGAGGTATTTGGATACTATTCGTAATCAGGTCATTAATTTTGGAACTACCGTTTCAATGTTTAATGATAAAAAGAAGGTGGTGTTTTTTGATGAGTTTGATGGGACTACTAATGATGTAATGCTGTGTCTTCGTGGAGTAATTGAGCAACTTCATAATAATGTATGTTTTATTTTTACTTGTAATAATTTAAATAAAATTATTGAACCTATTCAATCTAGATGTGTTGTCCTAAAATATACTCCAATTTCTAAAGAAGAAAAACCTCAAATGATGTCTGATACTTTTAAGAGAGTATCTTATATTTTGGATAAGGAAAATATTGAATATGATACTAAAGTCATATTGGAAATGGTTAAAAATTATTTTCCCGATACCAGGAGACTTTTAAACGCTCTTCAGAGTTATTCTGTAACTGGAAAAATTGATTCTGGAATTCTTGCAAGTTTTTCTGATGTACAAATTGATAATCTTATAGAATTCATTAAAGATAAAAATTTCCCAGAAGTAAGAAAGTGGGTTATTAATAATGTTGATAATGATACAAATATTATTATGCGTAAAATTTATGATGCCCTTTACCATGTATTAGATGGTCCAAGTATTGCATCTTCGGTTTTAATTATTGCAAAGTATCAGTACCAGAGTGCCTTTTGTGCAGACCAAGAGATTAACTTGCTTGCTTGTATAACTGAAATAATGTGTGAATGTAAATTTAAGTGAATATTATGGAATTGAAGGATTGGTTAAATTCAATTAATGATACAAAGAAAAATTTAATTGACGAAAATAATTCTGTTGAGAGAGAATATCCTCCATTTATAATCAATAAATGTTTATCAGGTAATATTGATTGTTTATTGTATTCAAATGAAATGAATATGAATAGGCATTTGAGTAAAAAAATGCAATATGATTTTTATATAAATAGTATTCGTAAAAGAAGAAGATTTTCTCCTTGGGTTAATAAAGAAAAGATTAAAAATCTTGAAATTATTAAAGAATATTATGGATATAATGATGAAAAGGCAAGACAATCTTTGAAAATACTTACAAGAAAACAAATTGAATTTATTAAAGACTCTCTTGATACAGGTGGAAAAAAATGAGTAACATTAGCGAATTAAAAGTGAATTGGACTTCTGATATGATGATTGAAGTTTCTTTGAGTGAACCTGATGATTTTTTGAAAGTTCGTGAAACCTTAACTCGTATTGGAGTAGCTTCAAGAAAAGAAAAAAAATTGTATCAATCCTGTCATATTCTTCATAAGCAGGGTAGATATTATATTGTTCACTTTAAAGAATTATTTGCGTTGGATGGTAAGCACGCAAATTTAACTGTGAATGATATTCAAAGACGAAATAGAATTATTAAACTAATTTCTGATTGGGGTTTAGTTAATGTAATTAATCCTGAACTTGTTACTGATATTGCACCTCTTAATCAAATCAAAGTTCTTGCTTATAAAGAAAAAAATGATTGGGTTTTAGAACAGAAATACTCAATTGGTAAAAAAAGAGTAGAAGAAACCGAATAATGAAAGTAGGGAATTCAACATTCCCTTTTTTAATGAATTGTTATAAATTAATAATGGATGCCGAAAGGGTCTGCACAATCAAACCTCGCTTAAAAAGGAGTTAATAAAATGACAAAAGGAGTTAATAAAATGGCTAACCTAGCAAGATATACTGCTTCAGATCTTACCCAATTGATGGATAGAATCACACACAATAGTATTGGGATGGATGAATATTTTGATCGTTTATTTAATCTTCACGAAACTACATCAAATTACCCACCATACAATTTTATTAAAATTAGTAACAGTGAGTTTAGATTAGAACTTGCACTTGCTGGATTTAGAAAAAAAGAAGTTAATGTATACACTCAAGATGGTAAACTTTTTGTTGAAGGGCATAAAGAAGATAAAGAACTAAAAACAAAATACCTACACAAAGGTTTAGCACAAAGAAGTTTTACTAGAGTGTGGACACTCTCTGATGATATGGAAGTTAGATCAGTTGATTTTGAGGATGGGATTTTGACAGTTGTTTTGAGTAAAGTTGTTCCAGAACACCATAAGAGAATGGATTGGTTCTAAATAATTTTGGGCAATCCCAAATATCGTCGCCAAGGGAGGTTAATGGCAAAAACCATTGACGCCTCCCTTTTTTATTGCTATAATAATTATTATTGTGAGGAGGAATTTTGATTTGACTGTAAAGTTAGTATTATTGAAATCTGGTGAGGATATAATCGCTGATGTAAATGAAATGTACACAGAAGAGCAAAAACTTATTGGATACTTATTTAAAAAACCTTGCTCAGTAAAACTACGTAGCTTTTCTCCAGAGTCTGATGGTAAAAATGGATATCAAATTGGACTTAGTTCTTGGATTCCTTTAACTCAAGATGATATAGTTCCAGTTCCTTTAGAGTGGGTTGTAACTATGGTAAATCCGATTGAAAGATTGCTTCAAATGTATGAAAATGATGTTGTAGATAAGAAAGAAAATGATAAAAATTCTGATTCTAATTAATAATTTAGTTCTAATTTCAAAAATAGAAGAAGTTGGAGTTGATATTGGAGAACCCGATTGTAAACTTACAGAACCATTTGTAATTAATACAGATTCTATAACAAATGTAAAAACATTTATTCCGTGGATATTTGATTATACAAATCAAAATACTATGATGATTTCTTCAGATAAAATATTGACTATTGTAGAACCGAATGAAACTCTTCTTCAAAAATATGAGGACTTGACTAAAAAATGAGATTTTATACAAATGTTCAGATGGTTGGTAATGAATTTCTTGTTCGTGGATATGAAAATGGTCAAAGTGTTATATTTAGAGAAAAGTATCAACCTACTCTCTTTGTTAAAAGTAATAAAAATTCAAAATATAAAACACTTGAAGGTGAAAATGTAGAACCAATTCAACCTGGTACTGTAAGAGATTGTAGGGAGTTTTACAGTAAATATAAGGATATTGATAACTTTAAAATATATGGTAATGATAGATATGTGTATCAATATATTTCTGATAAGTATCCAGAAGATGAAATAAAATTTGACATTAAAAAAATCAATCTTGTAACACTTGATATTGAAGTTGCTTCTGAGAATGGATTTCCAGATACGGAATCTTGTTCTGAAGAAATCTTATCTATTAGTGTTCAAAATTACTCTACTAAAAATATATTAACTTGGGGAAGAAAACCTTATACTAGTAAAAAGAAAAATGTAAAATATATTCATTGCTCAACTGAATATGAACTT